ATGAAGAAAGTCGTGCAAGGACAGAACATTTGAAGGCTGAGTTGTTAGACATAGAACGTAAGCAAAAAGAACAACAGCTTGTTGATAGTAAACAGGTGCAAGCAAAATGGTTAGAGGTTATATCTATTGCCAAAAACAAAGTATTAGGTATTCCCAGTAAGGCAAAACAACGCATTCCAGAATTAGATGTTTCTGCCATGAATTGTTTAGAAGATATTGTCAGAGAATCGTTAGAAGAGATAGCTAATACACAGGCTGCATGACAAATCTCTTTGAGTTAGAACAATTAGCATTTGAAGCATTTCGTCCTCCTAAAAAATTAAGCCTTAGTGAATGGGCAGATGAATATGCATATCTTTCCGCAGAAAGTTCAGCAGAGGGAGGTAGATGGCGTACACTGCCATATCAGAAAGGTATTATGGATGCGATTACTGATCCTAGTATCGAGCAGGTAACAGTAATGAAATCAGCAAGGGTTGGATATTCTAAAATTCTTAATCATGTTATTGGATATCACATTCATCAAGATCCATGTCCGATGATGATTGTACAGCCAACTATAGAGGATGCTACTGGATATTCTAAAGAAGAGATCAGCCCGATGCTAAGAGACACCCCTTGTCTACAAGGTTTGGTAAGTGATCCAAAATCTAAGGATGGAGAAAATACTTTATTACAGAAAAAGTTTCCTGGTGGTACTCTTGGTCTTGTCGGTGCTAATTCTGCTCGTGGTTTTAGAAGAGTTAGTAGACGTATCGTATTATTTGATGAAGTAGATGGTTATCCACCTTCAGCAGGTACAGAAGGAGATCAGATAAAGCTAGGTATAAGAAGGGCAGAGTGGTATTGGAATAAAAAGATAGTTGCAGGGTCAACACCTACTGTTGAGGACTTTTCTCGTATAGAAAAGCTATTTAGTGAATCTGATCAACGTAGATACTTTTGTCCATGTCCAGAATGCGGTGAAATGCAGTATTTTGTCTGGGATAACATCAAATGGCAAGGAAACGACCTAAATACCGCTGCATATGCGTGTAAATCATGCGGTGTTTTTATACCTCACAGTAAAAAACGATGGATGGTAGAAAGAGGAGAATGGCGAGCTACTGCTGAAGGTAATGGTAAACACGTTGGTTTTCATATTTGGGCAGGTTATTCGTATTCACCGAATGCATCATGGTCTAATCTAGCGGAAGAATGGATGGCATCAAAGGATAATCCAGAACAATTACGCACGTTTATCAATACTGTCTTAGGAGAGGTTTGGGCTGATGAGTATGAATCTAAGGTTGGTGCTAATGCATTAATGGAAAAAGCTAGTAAGGAAGAATATGAAAAGGGGATTCCACCAGAAGATGTTCTTGTATTGTTGGCTGGTATTGATACGCAAGATGACAGATTAAGTTTGTCTGTTTGGGGTGCTGGTAGAGAAGAAGAGTTTTATTTATTAGACAGAGTAAAGATATATGGTTCGCCATCAAGACCTGATGTTTGGCAACAGTTAGATGAGATATTACAAACACCTTATACAAATGTAAATGGTATAAAGATGCGTATTGAAGTAGCTGCTATAGATACTGGTGGTCACTTTACTGATGAGGTCTATAGATATGTAAGAGAAAGAGCAAAGTTAGGAATGATCGCTATAAAAGGTGTTGGCAAACTAAGAAATGAATCTTTTCTTAGTAAACCAAACAAAATAGATTACGGATCTAAAGGAAAAACTAGAAAAGGTAGTGTTCAGTTGTTTTCAGTTGCTGTTAATAAAATTAAGACACAAATGCATCGTAGATTAAAAGAAGCAGAGCCTGGTAAAGGTGCTTTGCATTTTTATCCGACAATAACAACAGATTATTTTGAAGAGTTAACAGCAGAAAGAGAAATTAGAAAACAACGCAATGGATATCAGTTTGATCGGGTATGGGTTAAGAAAAGTGGTGTTAGAAATGAGGCGTTAGATGAAATGGTTTATGCCTATGCTGCATTACATCGTTTGTATCAAATTTATGATCGTAGAACACTATGGAATCAATTAGAGAAACGATATAAAGAACAAAGTGGTGAATCTAAACCAAATAAGGCTACAATAAAGCGAAAGATAGTAAAATCTGATTATGTTACTAACTGGTAGAGGTCATTATGTGGTTATCTGATCTTCCATCTGTTATCAGTGCAGGTGAAACTATTAAATGGCGAGATGAGGCAACAACTGTTCCTTTTAATGAGAATGCAACAAGTTCTGATTGGACACTTACATATTATTTAAGGACAAATACAGCAGGTGAAGGACATATCAGTGTAGGAAGTGCATATAACACAGGATGGGAGTTTACTATCAGTGCAACAGATTCTGCTGGATTTGATGCAGGTGATTGGTATTGGTGTGCAATAGTTTCTAAATCAGCAGAAAAATTCAAATTAGGTCAAGGTTCATTAACTGTAAAACAACAGCTTGAATATACAGGTACACCAGGAGCTATAGATTATAGGACTACAGCAGAAACAGATCTTGCTAATATTTCGGCTGCAATACGAGCTATTGTCACAGATAAGGCAAAAGAATACACTATTGGAGATCGTACTTTTAAACGTCTTGATTTACCTGTGTTAATTGCAAGAGAAAGTCAACTAAAAAGTATTGTGAAAAGTGAACAACGTGCATCGCTTGTTTCACAGGGTTTGGGTGACCCTAAAAATCTTTATGTACGTTTTTAGGAGACTAAATGGGATTAGTTAATGCATGGAAAGGCTTTTTTACTTCAAATCAAGAGGTTTTTGAGCAAAAAGAGACAAAAACAAGAAGAAGAGCATATTCTGGTGCAAGGGTAGATCGGAATACTGCCTCATGGGTTACTAATCAAACTTCTGCTGATCAAGAATGGAAACAAGGGATAACAAGACTAAGATCTAGAGTCCATGACCTTGTTCGTAATAATAATTATGCTGCACAGGCAATAAGATATTCTACAAATCAAATTGTGGGTACTGGCGTTAGGTTGCAGGTTCAAACAAGGAAAAGAAGAACAAATGATTTATATACACAGATAAATGAGCAGATAGAAACGCAATGGTCTATGTGGGGTAGGAAAGATAGTTGTGATGTAAGAGGTGTTCTTTGTTTTTCTGAGTTGGAAAGATTAGTAGTCAGATCGATGATAGAAAGTGGTGAAAGTTTTGTAATAATGCATCGCAAACAGTTTGGTAGAAGTAAAGTTCCTATTGCCTTAGAAGTAATAGAAGCAGATCAGTTAGATGAAGATTACAAAGGAAAACTTACCGAACCGACAAATACATGGCGGTTAGGCATTGAGATGGATCAATATCAACGTGCTGTCAATTATGCCTTTCTAACTAAGCATCCTGGAGATAGTAATTTTACTGCTCCTCTTGGTATGAAGAAACATATCATTGTTGCTGCAAGAGATGTAATACATCTATTTATGCCACAAAGACCAGGTCAACATCGTGGTGTTCCATTCTTGGCTAGTGCTATAAGTCATCTACATCAGTTGGATGGATATATTGAAGCAAGTTTGATAAGAGCTAGAGCATCAAGTGCGTTAATGGGTTTTATCGAAACACCAGAGGGAGAGTTAGATGCAGGTGGTGAAGTTTATGATTACGACAGAGTAACAAGCTTTGAACCAGGTCAATTCAAATACCTTGAACCAGGAGCTTCGGTAACAATACCTGATATGGATAGTCCTAACGGAGAGTTTGATCCTTTTGTCCGTACAATGCTTCGCAGCATGGCAAGTGGTTTGGGTTGTAGTTTTGAAGCGATTTCTTCTGATTATTCTCAGTCAAACTATAGTTCTAGTCGTTTAGCAATGATTCAAGACAGAGATCATTGGAGAACAATACAGCAGATGTTAAAAGAAAATTTCTATCAGCCAATATATGAGGCGTGGTTAGAGATGGCTGTTATGAATAATGCATTACAACTTCCTACCTACGAGACAGAACCAGAAAGATACGAAAAGGTTAGATGGGTTTGTAGAGGTTATAGCTATGTTGACCCACAGAAAGAAGTAGCTGCTATGAAAGATGCAGTAAGGTCTGGATTTAAAACATTATCAGAATGTATTGCAGAATCTGGTGGTGATGTTGATGAACTTCTTGTACAAAGACAGGCTGAATTAGCAAGATTAGATGAGATGAATATTGTTACTGATTCTGATCCTAGTGCTACAACACAATCAGGTGGTTCACAATTCAAACCAGTAGGTTCGATTGATCCTTTTGGTGATACCTTAGAACCGACAGGCGAAGATGCCGAAAACGTATCGGAGGAAGCAAGTGGCAACTATTAATGGTACGGAGATAGATTTAATGCCAACTTCTGGCATGAAAGAAGAAGCACAAAGATATAGAGATTGGAAAAAAGAAGGAGAAGCAGGTGGTACAGAAGTAGCAGCGAGAAGAGCAACACAAATACTTAGTGGTAGTGAGCTAAGTCCTCAAGTTGTTGTCGAAATGTCTGCATGGTTTGCAAGGCATAGTGTTGACAAAAAAGCAGAAGGCTTTAGTCCAGGTGAAGATGGCTATCCGTCAAAAGGTCGTGTAGCATGGGCAGCATGGGGCGGTGATGCTGGGAAAAGTTTTTCAGATCCAAAATCCGCTAGAATAAAGGAGCTACGTTCTATGCCTGTGAAAAAAACTAAGAAAAGAGCAGCACCAGATGCCTTATCTACTGGTGATTTTGTACGTTGGAACTCTTCTGGTGGAACAGCTAGAGGAAAGATTACAAGAATTGTCAGAGATGGTCAGATTGATGTGCCAGATTCTGAATTTACAATCAATGGAACAGAAGATGATCCAGCAGCATTAATTCAAATTTATAG